GCAACCGCTCTTGTTTCCGCCGCCGCCAATTATCCTTTGCCGGTTTCGCTTCGTTTCAATTACGGTTTGTTAGGAACAACAACCCCCCGGACTTTTGCAGTTCGTTATGGTCCAAGCTCGGGAACTGCTTACGTAAACCGCCGCCTGGCTGAATTGACGTACGGGGGAACCTCAAAATCCTTACTTACCGCAAAGGAATTCAAAACAACGTGACGCCCGAAACCCTTAGCCGCCCTGAGAATAATTCGATGGGACCTGAGCTCTCTCTTTTTTGTTGGGCAAACTGACAGCAAGATGGTATCTCAAGGCAGACTTTACGACCTTCACCCGGCATACCCGGGCGAGCATTTCGCCCGCTAAGCAAAACCACAAGAACGACAACCAAACCGCACGAATATTATGAGTGACTCGAACCTTTCAACCCTCGCCGGCGTAGCAGAATCCGCCTGGGGACAAACTCCCGCGTCGCCTTCGTTGCGGAAACTCCGGATCACCGGGGAGAGCATTGTTCATGATAAAGTGACGGTGGTCTCGGAGGAGATCCGCGACGATCGTCAAATCTCGGACATGCCGGAAGTAGGAGCGGAGGCGAGCGGATCGATTGATTTCGAGCTCTCTTATGAGGCGTTCAAAGAGTTTTTCGAGGCGGGAATGTTCAACGCATTGATCGTGATCAATGAAACCGCGACTTGTGATATCGACGCCGGCGTCAAAGCCGCGCAGACTCTCACTCTGAGCGCGAACCTTTCCGCCGACGACGAGATCGAAGTCGGAGGCGTCGTTTACATCGCGAAGGCAACGCCGACTCTCCCGAATCATTTCGACCTGGGGGCGAGTGCGGAGCTCACGATCGACAGTCTCGTTGCCGCGATCAATAAGGCCGCCGTCGGCGCCGGCACTCTCTACGGCGAGGGAACCGTCGCTCACCCTCGCGTTACGGCCGCGAAGGCCTCCGCGTCAACGATGACGGTCACCGCCAAAAGCGAAGGCACCGCCGGCAACGCGATCACCGTTTCCGAGGATTCTGCAAATGCCGCCTGGGGCGACGTCACCCTCGAGGGAGGCCTCGAGCCTCGGATCACCGGAACCGCCGGCGATTTCACGAATATTCCCGTCGGAGCAACGGTCAAAGTCGCCGGATCCGCTACCTCGGGAAACAACGGTCTCAAACTCGTCACCGCGCGCGCCGGCGACGCCTCATGGATCGAGGTAGCTCGAGGAAGTCTCGCGGCCGATACGTCAACGGAGGCCCTCACTTTCACCGGGAAGCACCTCCCGAACGGCACGACGCGCAAGTCGTTCCTCCTCGAGCGTCGGATCCTCAACAGCGTTGCGGACGCCTACTATCAGATTTACCGCGGGATGATGGTCGACACCCTGAGCCTTACTTTCGAATCCCGAGCGATCGTCACCGGTTCGATCGGGTTCCTCGGCCGCGCCGGGGAAGATGGCGGAACTACCTCGATCGACGCCGACGGAGTCTATACGGCCGCGCATGAGGGCGACGTCGTCAACGCGACGAGTCACGTCGGGACCTTCCTTATTGATCGGGAAGTCACCTCCGAGCGATTCAAGACGATCACCCTCGATATCGCGAACAATCTCCGCGGGAAAGATGCGATCGGGGAATCCGGAAATTTCGACGTCGGCGTCGGATCGTTCTCCCTGAGCGGAAGTCTCAACGCCTATTTCATTGATCGGGCGTTTCATGAGAAGTTCATCGCGCACGACGACGTTGCGATCAGTTTCCGGGTCACCTCTCCCCAGGGAGCAACGATCGTTTTCACGATCCCGCGCCTCAAACTCTCCGCCGGTACTCCCTCGATCGAGGGTAAGGATACCGACGTCATGACTGCCGGCGAGTTCACCGCGATCCGGGACGCGACGACCGGTTTCACCTTTGCGGTCGATTATCACGACGCCGCGTAAAACTCTCAGCGAATCGAGGGGACGAGGGAAGCGAGCGGATCGCCTCCCTCGCCTTGTTTCGCTACCTCACCCCAAAAAACAGAAAGAACAGACATGGATATCAAGGAACTGGAACTTGTGAAAGAACGCGTCGATGGGACATGGTTTCCCTACGGCGATGAGGCGAGTCTTTTGATCGCCTCGACGGAGGCGCCTTCCTATCAACGCGCCGTCGCGAAGGCCTCGAGGAAATACCCTCCTCACAAGATCAAGAAGGATCAGACGATTCAGGCCGCGATCGCCCTCGAGGCGGCCGCTCAGGCCCTCCTCCTCGACTTCAAAGGGTTCGAGGAAAACGGAGTCCCTCTCGAGAACACCCTCGAGAACCGCCGGAAGCTCCTTTCATTTCCCGCGATTCGCAATTTCGTTGCCGACAACGCGACGGACCTCGGAAACTTTCAGCGTGAGGGCGAAGCGAGCGACGTCGCCGCTCTGAAAAGCGGGGATTGACTGGGATCTCAAACACGGCGAGAACCTCGAGTTTTTCCTGCAGATTGAGGAGGACACGGGGGAAACGCCGGAACCGCTCGAGAATCGCCCGGAGACGCCGGATCACCTAAAAGGCTATCGCGAGGCCTTTTGGCTATTATCGGCCGGGAGACCGCCCGGGGATGGCATGGGAGGCCTCCCGGGCGGAATTCCCTCGAGTGATATCCTCCTCGCCGCTCCCCTTTTTGAGGCGGACGAGCCTTTACGCTTTTTTCGTGCAATTCGCGCCCTCGACGCTCTATTGTTGGCGCATGCCGCCGCGCGCGCCTCTCAAGAGAGGGACCGGGAAAAAGCGAAGTCGTCAAAGAGGGGAAAATAAATGTCAATCGAGATTACACGCCTGGGAGTAGCGATCGATCCGACGGGGGCAGTCACCGGAGCGGAGCGAGCGAAACGCGCCGCCCGGGACATGGGAACGTCTATTGATCGCGATCTCGATCGAGTCGAGAAGGCATCGAAGGACGCCGGCCGGCAAGTATCGCGAGCGGGTCAACAGATCGAAGGCGCCGCGAAGGACGCGCGCCGGGAGGTCGATCGCCTGGGACAGGCAAACGGATTCGATCGCCTCCGTCAAAGCGTTCGAGGAGGGTTCGGAGATCTCCGCGACATGGTGATCGATCTCCTCGACGTTTTCGGTCTCCTCGACAACGGGTTCGGAAACGTGGTTCGCCGCGGGAACTCACTCTTGCAAGTCGGGGCTCGAGCTCAACAGACTTTCGGGCAAATGGGACAGGGAGCGAATACCGCCGCGAACGGTCTCAACGCGGCCGCTACCGCCTCGACTGCTACCGCCGGGGGCCTCGGACGAATGCTCGCCGCCGCGGGTCCTATGATCGGGATCCTCGCCGCCGTCGCGGCCGGCGTCCTTGCTCTTGTCGTCGCATTCAAGGCCTTGCATGCCGCGACGGCGTTCGTTGCCTCGAGCGTTCGGGAAGCGGCCGCCCTCGAGCAATACACGGTTCGCCTTGCCGTCCTGCAGGGGAGCTTTGAGAGTGCGGCCGCGACGGTCAAGAGATTCAACGCGTTCTCCGATTCAACGCCGTTTCTTGACGCGGAGGTTTTCGACGCCGGGACAAAGCTCGAGGCGATGACTCGGGGCGTCCTGTCAACGGACGAGGCCCTCCGGGCGATCGGGGGATCCGCGTTCGTCGCCGGGAAACAGTTTTCCGAAATCGCCGAACTTGTCGGGCGGTCCTACAATGCGATGCGCCTGGGAATGGATTTCATCGAACCGCTCAAAACGATGAACTCCTACGGTTTGATCACCGGGGAAACGGTGAAAAAAGTGATCGCTCTCGGGGAGGCCGCGGAGAAAACCGGAAACAAATCCGCGAACTTCGCTCAACAATGGGCCCTCGTTTACGGGGAGCTACAGGAGAAACAGGAGGCCCTTATCCTCGCCTCGGGAACGTGGGAGGGGAAAATGTCAACGATCGAGGGCAAATGGCAGGCCCTCAAAGCGGAACTCGGGGCGCCGGTCATGGAAGCACTGAGCCCGCTCCTCGATCAGATTATCAGTCTCATTCAGATCGCGACACCCTACGCCGCCGCCCTAGGGCAAACCCTCGGGAATATGCTCAAGGGATTGATTCAAGTCACCGCCGAGGGGCAACTCGGGGCCCTCCTTGCGGCAAGCCTCATGGACGCGATCGAAACCGCCGCGCGGTTCCTTTTGTTCGCGTTTTTGCAGTCAATCAGCATGGCCGCGAATCATCTCGTCAATCTCTTTATGCTCCCGATCCGGATCACCGTTGACGCGTTCCAAGCGCTCATGGGGGAGAGGAACGTTGTTTCGGAGTTCGCGTTGAACCTGAAAAACGTCATGATCGATGCGGTCACGGATTTCGGGAACTACCTCCTCGAGAAGGCCGCCGCGGCCGGCGTCGCGATGAGGAACGCCGCGCTCAGCGGAATCACCGGTCTCGCGTCGGGCGGGATTCCTGGGATGATCGCCGGCGTCGGAGGCGCCGCGGCACAAGTCGGGACCGCGGAAGTCGCGAAAGGTATCGCCGACGCAGTGAGCGCGAAAGTGGGAGAAGTGATCAACGGTCCCGCGCCGGCCGCAACGCTCCCAGTCGCGGCGCCTATGTCCGAAACGGATCCGAATTTTGTCGGACCTCCGAGCCCGGTCAAAAACGACTATTTCTCGACCTCTCTTTTCCCTGATAATTGGATGGAAAAAGCGGAGATCGTGACGAAACGACAAGAGGCAATTTTACATGATGCGATCAACGCTTTCGACGCTCAGAATCCCGCTCCTGTCGTCAATAATCCCGTGAGCCTTACCGATCCCGTCGTCGATCCGACGGGCGGTCTCCTGGGGACCGGAACCGGGGGGGATCCGAGCGCTACCGCGCGCAAGATCGAGAACATTACCGACGTCCTGCAGGAGCAAAAAAGCGCTCTCGGGGGACTCATGGACGAATGGGGGAACCTGGGGAGGCAGGCGGATCAGGCATTGACGGGACTCACGCAAAAGATCACCGGGGAGTTTTCGACTGCCCTCACGGATGCGATCATGGGAACGAAATCGTGGGAGCAAGCGTTTCAAGAACTCGGGGCGAGCGTCGTTCGGAGTATCATCGAAATGGTCACTCAAATGTGGGTACAGTATGCCGTGCAAATGCTCCTCAATCAGGTCTCCGGATCGTTCGGGGGAGGCCTCGGGGGAATTTTCGGAGGCGCGAGTGCCGCGGTCCTTCACTCGGGAGGATCCCTTGACGGAGCTCCTCGACGAGGATCAAACCCGGGCCTTTCGGTCTATCACTCCGGAGGCCGCGCGAGCTCCGAGCGTCTCGCGATGCTCGAGAAAAACGAGACGGTCCTCACCGCGGAACAAGGGACCGAAATCCGCGATCGCATTCGCGGCGCCGCGATGGGACGCAAAGGCGGCGCCGGCGGATCCGGAGGAGGAGGAACTCCCGTCACGATCCTAAACGTTACGGATCCGGGACAAGTCGCCGAGGCGATCGCGAGCAATCCCGACGTCATTCTCAACGCGATCAACTCACGACTCCCGCAGGTCAAAAGAATGCTTCAATCAGGAGACCGCCGATGAGCCTCACCGCGATTACAGACACGGAGGCGGATCCTCTCGTTTTGACGACCTCGATTTTTCCGGACTGGTCTCAGGGAGTCCTTGCGTCGCTCTCCTATGCCTCAAGTCGCTCAGCTTCGCGCTCAGGCCTCGAACAAGGGCACTCGAGGGGGAAACACGCGAAAAAGTCTCTCGAGCTCACCGTTGACGGAATGGGGCAGGAGGCCGCCCTCGACATTTTCTCCGTCATGGAGAACCGCGGCCGCGGGCCCTTGTTGATCCCGTGGTTTTCGGAAGGCCTCCGATTGAGCTCGAGCATTGCCGGCGCCGCTACCTCCGCACAGGTCGAGGTCGCTCCCCTGGGCGACTGGCTACCCGGGAACGCCGGTCAGGTTTTAGTCGGGACGTACCTCCGCACGGTCACAGGAATTGCCGATCGCGTCTTGACGTTCGCCGCCGACGGATCCGCGCCGGCGGCCGCGGCCGGGACATGGATTTACCCGATGCGCCTCGCCGCCATCGAGCGGCCGGACGATTCCCTCGCCATCATTCGACACGACGCCGCGCGTCAACGCCTCCGGTTCGTTGCTCTCTCGAAATGAAGCATTATCGAACACTCTCGATTGTTCCCGACTTTCGCGAACCGCCGAAAGGGGGAGTCGTCGTCGAGAGATCAGACACCGCCCTTAACGGGGCGAACACGTTTTCCCGATGGGGTTCCTACAACTGGCGAATCAATACCCTCGATTTTGTCCTCCGCGGTCCGAGCGAGGTCCGAGCAATGAGGCAGTTTTTGCAACGAGTTCGGGGAAGCTGGAAACCGTTTTATGTGCCGTCATGGATGCGGGATTTTTCCGGGATCGGAACCGTCGCGGCCGGATCTCGAGTCGCTACCATTGACAGGAACCTTTCGAGCCTCCTCGAGGCCGGCGACTATCCGGACACCTGGGGGCGGACTGTCTACTTTTTCGCCGGCGGGACGCTTCACGTCGCGCGCGTGATCTCGAGTACAGCGAACGGGTCGAACTGGGATCTCCTCCTCGACATGCCGTTCCCCGTCGGAATGGATCTCACCCGGGCCCTTGCCGGGTTCGCATGGTTCGCCCGGATCGGGTCAACCGAACTCGAGTTCGAGCATATAACGCCGGACCGCGCCGGGATCACTCTCGGGATCCGCGAAACTCGCAACGCGATCACCGGAATTCCCTCCGGGAGCTATGAGCTTTCCGACGCCGGCATTTACGAAAGCGAGCCGTTCGAGCTCCTCCTCGAGGACACCGGGTTTCCCGGCCGCTCAGACATGAGGACCGCGATCGCCCGGGGCCCGATGGTTTATTCCGAATCGCAAATTTTCAATTTCGTCAATGAGTGGAGCGCGACGATTAACGCGGCCGGCACAGTGACGTTGACGGACGGATCCGAGACGAGGACCTCCGCGATTTACGACGGGGGCGCAACGGTCGAACATATTTCCCTCGCCTTTGACGTCCTCGGGGACGAGGCGATAGCATGGGTCAAGGATTTCTCGACGATCCGCCTCCGTTGGCATGCCTCCGGAGTTCCCCAGGCCCTCGAATTCACCGGGACGACGCCGCTCCTTTTCCAAAACTGGACGATCAACGGAACGATCGCAGGGGGCGACGCGGATATCGTTTGTTATTACGTCAAAGCGGACGACTCGAAACTGTTCGCCCGATATCAACGGGACAGTTTCGCGACGGAGTACACCGCGGCACTCCTCCCGGTCATGCCGCTCGCCTTGATCGAAAACCTTTACACCGGGGAGACGCACGAAATCAGCGCGATCTCGACGCGACACACGCGATTGACGATCCGATCAGGGACCTACCCGATCCCGTTCCCGCCGGTCACCGATGAGCTTGCCGCGGAGGCGTCATTTGTCGGCGACGTCGAGGAACTCCTCGTCGTTATCCCTACAGTGAGCGAGTTCGTTGAGGCGGAGACGTCTTTCGACGGAGAATTCCGATTGATTGCCGTTCCCTTCGTTGCTCCTCTCGAGAACGTCAACGCCGGCACGTCGATCGATCAGGGAGCTTATATTTACCTCGGGGTCGATCCGGTTCCGACTCCGACGCTCTCGAGCGATGAAATTACAAGTGGCACCGAATTTGACGGCGGATACACTTTGACCGCGGTCGAAGCGGACGGATCCGACGCCGCCGGCGGATCAACGGAATTCTCCGGAACCTACGAAAATGTTTTATGAATCCTGAAACTCTCCACATCGAAGCACCTCGCCCGGGCGTACCTGCAGCAATCAAAACCGACTTGCCGGCGTTCCCGGCGCGGACTATCCCGATCAACGCGGAGCGACGCGCGAACGTGCAAGGCCGAATCCGCGTCGAGGTCCTTGACGCGAAAACGGGAGACGTCGTCGAGGACAAAGGATGGCAGAAAAACTTGATCCTCGACAAGGGCCTCGATCTCATTTGCAACGTTGCAACGAATCAGACTCTTTACGAGAAGCTCTCCGCCTGTCACGCCGGCACAGGGACGACGGCAACGAAGCAAGCTCCGAACGGCACCTATGCGCAGAGCGGTACAACTGTCACCCGGTCAACGGGATCGGGGACCTTTGAAGTCGGCGACGTGGGACGACGGATCCGGTTCAGCACCGGGGAACAGGCGAAAATCGTCTCGAGGACCTCGAGCACGGAGATCGAGGTTGATCGGAGCGCTACCGTCGCCGCGACGACTCTCGAAATTTTCCGGACGAACGACCTCGGACTCGTCACTTACGTTAAGGGGACGAACACGCTCAGCGGGGAATCAGGGGCGAACCAAACGACCGTGAATTCGAGCACCGGGGACGTGACGCATCAAAAGACGTTCATTTTTTCGGCCGAAAGCGGATCCGTGAACTACACGGAAATTGGAATCGCGAACAACGTCAACTCGACGACGGGCGGTTCGAACAATATGTTTTCCCGGGTCGTCCTTGCGAGTGCGGTCTCCCTCACGGCGGGGCAACAACTCCGGGTCACCTATCAAGTCACCCTCTCCGACTCGGGACCTCTCACGCCTACCGCCCGCACCCTCGATATTCCGGGATGGCCCTACGTTTACGAGATCGTCTCGATTTCCTCGAACGGATCCGCGATCACTTTGACGCTTGATAAAAATCATCATTACATCGTGGGAGGGAAGGTCAATATTGACGGAGCTCTCCCCGTCAAAACCGCGATCACCGCGATTGCCTCCGACTCGAGTACCTTCACTGTCACCGCCGTCGGACACGGGAAAAGCATCGCCGACAGTATCGAGATCGAGGATTGTACCGTCACCGATTACAACGGGACGTGGACAATCGACGACGTTCCCGACGCCGACACGATCGTCGTTTTGAGTGCCGCGAATCCCGGCGCCGCCTCCGACGGGACGGTTCGCCTCACGACGCCGGGAACGTGGTACGATGGGGAATGGACGATCGCGAGCGTCTCGGGGGCAACCTTGACGATCACCTCCTCGATCACTCCCGGGCCCGCGGGGGCGTCGGGAACCGCCTACAACAATCTCAACGCCGTCGTCATGCACCCTTTTTACGGGTGGACTCAACAGAGCGAAATCTTGTCACTCGGGGCAGATAACAAACTCGTTCGTCTTTATGAGGGCCTCCGCGTTCGGGCGGGTCTCGCTCGCAACTCTAGTGCAAAAACTCCCTCCGCTTTTCCTTGGAACACGTCGGCGGGAGGGGATTCGATCCCGGCCGCTACGACGATGGAAACATACGTGAACGGATCCGGCCGGCGGGTCAACACTTTCACCTGGGGCGTTGACGAGGGGAATTTTACCGACATCAAACAAATTTGGGTCTATTTCCTCGGGACCGGAGTTCCGACGGTTCCGATCGTGAATATTTTCATTTCCTTCGATGAGAGGCAGCGAAAGGATTCCGGATATGCTCTCGAGCTCACTTTTACCCGGACGGTCGAACAGATCCTCGCATAAACCGCCATGGGGGCCGTCAATTTCCAACCGTTTGCAGTGCAAGGGCACGAAGGGACGCCGCAAGCGTCTCCTGTCTACGCTTACGCGATCCGGGCGGACGATCTCTCCGACGGGGTATTCCTGACGTCATGGGACGAGTCTCTCGCGATCTCAGGCCTCCCGGCGAGGTTCGGGGCCTCGAACCCGCAAACCTTCGCTCCGACGCAAATTTCGCACGCTCCTATAACCCGGCGGGCGGACTTTGACCGGAACGGGTTTGAAGTCGTCGCGCGATTTGATACGGCGAACCTCCCCGCCTATTTCCTCACGACGCCGACGGTCCCGCTCACCGTCGAGATCATTCGAATCGCGAAAGGCACCGTCGGCACCGCCGGCGCCGATATCGCCGCCTGGGGAATCGACACCTATGTCGTTCAAAGCGGATTAATTCAGACAGTCACCCTCGAGGGCGACGTCGTCACGGTCTCATGCACTCCTAGCGCTTTCCACATGGAGGGATCCGTCCCCCGCCTTTGGTTCAATCGAACTTGTCAATGGGCACTCTACGGCGCCGGATGCGGTCTCGACTCTACAGCGTTCGACTGGGAGTCTCAGATCACCGCTCTCAATCAACGGAATCGACAAATCACCGTCTCGGGAAACAACGGGCAAGTTCCAAAATGGTTCGAGGCCGGGTTCCTCGAGCATAACCCGACGGGGGGAAGATTTACCATTTTCGGGGCATCGATCAACGGTTCCTCGGATACCGTCCTCACCCTGGGGCACTGGAACGGGGCCCTCGAGGTCGGAGATCAGGTCGTTTTGTATCCCGGGTGCAATCGGACCGTGAATCACTGCACGAACAAGTTCAACAATGCCGCGAATTTTGGAGGGTTCGCGAAAATCCCGGACCGGAACCCAACAATTCATGGAGTTTAAATGGACCGCCGAACGCGTAGCGGCCGCGCGAGCTCGCCTCGAGGAGTTTGACGGGACGCCGCACGTTCACCGGCGGGCGGTCCCGGGAGTGGGCGTTGATTGCGTTCACCTCGTCATCGAAGCACTCCGGGCCGCCGGCGCCGTTGACGACGATTTCCGCGTTCCCGGGTATCGCCGAAACGCCGGCGTGAGCAAGACGCGCAACGAAGTCGAGGACGAGTTCCTCGCCGCCTTTGATTGCGAGGCCTTGCCGCCTGGGGAAAATCTCCTCGACGGCGATATCATCATTTTTGCCGTGCGCAGGACGACGAATCACGTCGGGATTGTAATGTCGGGGCATTTGTGGCATTGCCTATGGAGCGGGGGCACGATCAACGAGGAGCTCGCCGCTCTCGATCGCTCCCGGGTTCAAAGCATCATTCGATTGAGGTAAAAAATCATGGCAGGCAACGGAAAAGGATTTCTCGCGATCGGTCTCGGACTCGTTACCGGAGGACTCGCCTTTGCCGCGGTGGGAGCAATCGGGGCCGCGAGCCTCGCTCCCATTGCCGCGGGCCTCGCTTTCAGCGCTACCGCCGCCCTCGTCATGGGAGGAGCTCAGGACAAACCCGGCGACGGTACCGGCAATCAACCCGACGAGCTCTCGATCAATACCGCAACGGAGAGTACCCCGATCCCGGTTCCGTTCGGCCGCGTTCGCCTGGGAGGAAACATCGTTCGATATGACAAGCGAACGTTCAAGAGCAAACCGATTTACGCTGAATCAGCGGATCAACAGGCGGCCGGCGGCAAAGGCGGCGCCCTCGGGGGAGGAGGAGGCAACGGCGAAACCGATCAGATCACAGGATACGAATATCGCCTTTCCTGGGACCTCGCGTTTTGCGTCGGTCCCGTTGACAGGATCACCGGTCTCCTGAGCCAGCCCGGGGAAAAGAATCTCCTCGCGAGCAAACCGAACAAGACCGGCGACACGACGGTCAACGTCCTCAATTTCGACGAAACGACATTTCGCCTCAACGAGACGATCTCCGACTATGAGGACGTTCCGTTCGAAGGATCCGCCCGATTCTATTCCGGAGCTCCGAATCAATCCCGTTTCGGATCCGACGACTACGACGAACCGGAGGACAATCACCGGCACGTTTGC